CGAGTCATGGTGCACTTGGATATCAATTCAAGTGTCGTTAAATGGTCGAATGAAGAGATCGTAATACCCTATTTATCGCCAGTTGACAATCGCTGGCATCGTTACTTTCCAGACTTCTTTGTTCAAGTTAAGAATAAGCAGGGGATTCTAGAAGCCATGATTCTTGAGGTAAAACCTAAAAGTCAAGCCAGACCACCAGTCAAGAAGTCTAAAATAACAAAGAGTTATATTAACGAAGTCATGACTTGGGGCGTCAACGAAGCCAAATGGAAAGCTGCAGTGGAGTATTGTAAAGATCGCAGTTGGCAATTTAAGGTGATAACTGAAGAGGATCTAGGAATCTAATGCCATCCCTATTTGATAAAGTAAGTAAAGAATTACGAGCAGCTGGGATAAGTCCAAGAACTGACGCCGCTCGTTCTTGGCTTTTTGATAAAATCGCTAAAACACGCATACCTTCCAATAGATCTAACGTTTTAAATGACGCCAAACGAGTTTCGGCGAGAGCATTTGTGGGTAAGATGTATCTATATCAATATGATCCAAAATTAAAGGAAGAGTTGCCTGTATACGATAAGTTTCCATTAGTAATCCCAATGGATATCTATTCTGATGGCTTCCTTGGATTAAATTTGCACTACCTTGATCCATACAGCCGATTGGCGCTGTTGGATCGTTTACACGATTTCATAAACAACGATAAATATGACGATACGACAAGATTTAGATTAGCCTACGATTTGCTGTCTAAATCCAGACGGTATCAACTTATAGAACCATGCATCAAGCGATACTTGTTCTCACATATCGTCTCGCCGTTAGTTTACGTTGAGCCAGATAATTGGGAGACGGCAATATTTCTTCCATTCGAAAAGATGGTGTACAAACGTTAATGGCATTTAATATCAATTCATTTCGAGATCACTTCGCTCGACACCAAGACTTCGCCAAATCATCTCGATTTGATGTTCGTATCAGCCCACCTGCTAAACTTGGTTATAATACGTTCGATCTCCGCTTTCAATGCGAAGCATCAGAACTACCAGGATACAATATCAATACAGTAGACGGCAGGTACTATGGCGTTGCCAGCCCAGTCGCCTCAGTCGCATCGTTTAATGATATCACGCTGACGTTTATTTCTGCAGGAGATTTTTGGGAAAAGCGAATGTTTGATAAATGGATGAATTTGATTATTCCATTTAACAATTACAATCCAGAATACAGAGACAATTACGTTAGCCCTAAAATTGAAATCAATCAATTTGCTGACTATGGCGAAGGGTCGTCATCTACCCCAAAAATTATCTATACAGCTGCTTTGTTCAATGCGTTTCCAGTTACAGTCGCTCCACTTCAAATGAATTGGGCAGACGACGGTATACACAGATTAAGCATAACATTCAAATATGAATACTGGATTACTGGCGACATTGAAGGTCAAGGTAAGGCATACAATATTAATGACTTGGCGCCGATTGAAATAACTTCTAAACGCAAGCCTTCTGGCTCAGTGCCACCAAATAGTGATAAAAAATCTACATCAGACATATAATGGAGTAAATTATGCTTCCTAAAATTGAACATCCTGTGCATGAAGTGTTTTTAAAATCGTTAGGCAAAAACGTTCGCTTTAGACCATTTTTAGTAAAAGAAGAAAAGTTACTATTAATGGCAAAGGAATCTGACGACATTGAAGAAATCACAAAGTCTATCAAACAAATTATTACCAATTGTTGTTTGGACAATATTGATGTAAATAAATTACCAACCTTTGATGTTGAAATGTTTTTCTTACATCTAAGAATTAAATCAGTTGGCGAAACTGCTCAAATGGTTTACACTTGTGATAACATTGTTGATGGTAATGTGTGCGAACACCAAACTGATTTCGATTTAGATCTTAAGAATGTCACTTATGAAGAATCAGAAGGACACACTAACACTATTAAGTTAACAGAAAAGATCGGAGTGTCATTTAACTATCCATCACTTAATATGCCAGAAGCAGCATTGAATGAAAAATTTGAAGATGGCGGGTATGAACTTATTTCTCAGTATCTAGATTTTATTTACGATGATGAACAAGTTTATAAACGAGAAAGCGTATCAAAGGAAGAACTGACTGCATTTTTTGACAACTTATCGTTAAGTCAAGTAACGCAAATCAAAAGGTTTTTCTTAGATGCACCAAAGGTTGTTTTAAAACAACAACTAACTTGTAAAAAATGTTCTCATGTTCATGATGTGAATGTGGAGGGCGTTCTAAATTTTTTCGACTAACACTTGGTTATGAGAGTTTAAAGAATTACTATACAACTAATTTTACATTATTGCAACACCATAAGTATTCTTTAACTGAATTGGATAATTTGATACCTTGGGAAAAACAAATTTATGTCACTATGTTGGCGCAATATTTAAAAGAACAAAATGAGCAAATGAAGATGCTCGAAATGCAGAGAAGAAAGTAATAAATGGCAGATAAAAACGACAAACTCAAGAAAGGTTTACTTAAAGACATCTTAAAACAGGTGAAGGGAGTAAACGAACAGTTTGAAAAAGTCGCTCAAGCTGAAATGGAAGCTGCTGCCGAAGGAAAGGGATTTATCTCTGGAACATTTGCGAAAGCCAAAGCAAGAGAAAGAATTGCCCAAGAATATATGATGGCAACGAAAGGAACCATCAATAAAAGACAAGCCATTTTTGATGCACTAGGTTTAGAAAAAATTGGTAAAATGGCAGAGGCATTTTCCCCAGGCGAAAAAGCTGAGCCTCCTGCTGAATTAGTTAAGAAATTTGGATTAGATAAGAAGTCAGCAAAACAAGGTGGTGCAGCTGGTAGAAATATTGCGAAACCACTATCGCTTATTCTAAGAAATGTCATTGAAACAAATAAGATAGTAAAGACTATCGAAAAAAGTTTAGCAAAAGCCAGCGCACCAAGAAGCAGTCGTTACGTGTTTGATCCAAGAATGGCTGGTGGCGGAAGATATCGAGACACAGTTACAAATAAACTTGTATCAACTAAAGTAGCACAAGGCGAAAGAACAGCTGCCTTGACTGCTGCTATCGGTGCTGATGAGCAACCATTGGTTCAATTGAAAGAAACATTAGATAGTCGCTTTGAAGAATTAGATGAATCAATAAAAAATATTAGGAAACTCGAAAGCGCTGTCAGTGGCATTAAGTTTTCGATTGATGGCGTTATTCCAAGAATGGTAGGACTTTCAGTACACAGTAAGTTAGATTTAATTTTAGCAAAAAGTTCTGCACCTGACGTAGATCTACCTGATAGCAACAGAAGAAAACCTTCTGTTCGAGACAGACTAAAGAAAGGTGTTAAGGGTTTGGGGAGACTCGCAACTCGAGCAATAGGTGTCGCAACATCAGCACCAGTTGTTGCTGCAGCTGGTGCCGCAGCTGTTGTTGGCGCAGGAGCATATGCATTAAACAGAGGAATGACTGCTGCAGGTAATACTGCGAAGTCAGCTATGGATGCGCTTGAGAAAAAATATGGTCTCAAACCCATATATGATGCAAAGGGTAATGCGACTGGATACAGTGTAAATGGAAGGAATTATGGATTAACCGATTTACCACAAGAATATAAAGACTTGATTGCGGCTTATGGTCCAGGTGATAAAAGAAGTTTTGATGCTAGACAAGCACTAGCAAGAATTAATAAAAACCCTGAAAAGTATAGAATGTTGGAAATTGGTTATAAGCCAAAACCTGCAGCAGCAATTTCTACTCCTCCTGTTCAATCAAAAGTAACTGGTGCACCAACAACAGCTGCACCAACAAGCACAGCTCAAAGAGCTATTTCTGCTGTTAGAGGAACTGTCTCAGCTGCTGTTACAGCAGGATCTACTGCAGCAAGCAAAGTCGGCAGTACTGTAGGTGGCGCTGTCACCTCAGCAGGTGCAGCAGTGAGTGGCGCTGCAAGTGGAATTATGGGAACAATAACCTCAGCAATGAATAGTGTTGGGTTAACAAATAAATTTGCTCAAATAGCATTACTAGCGAATATTAAAAAAGAATCAGGATTCAAACCTACGGGCGAAAACCTAAAATATTCAGGCACATCAAACGATCGCATTCGTAAAATTTTTGGTTCTCGCGCAGCAAAATACTCTGACGAAGAATTGAATGTAATTAAGAAAGATGAATATAAAATGGGCGAATTGATGTATGGTAAGGATACTCGTGTTGGTCAAAGTATGGGTAATAAAGAAGAAGGTGATGGATACAAGTATCGTGGGCGTGGCTTTATTCAGCTAACAGGAAAAAATAATTATGCTGCATATGGCAAACAAATAGGTGTTGATTTGGTTGGTAATCCAGATTTAGCAAACGATCCTGTTATTGCTGCGCAAATAGCAGCAAGATTTATTATGACAGGATTAAAAAATAAAATAAACTTCACTGATCAAAAATCTGCCAACATGGCTGTTACTAAAACGATTGGTGGTAATCTTGATTTATCAAAGGGATATGGTGCTGAAATTTTAGCGAAAGTAGATGCTTATTCAAATGATTTCGGCAATATTTCTGGCGGATCGACAAGTGGATCAACTGGCAGTGGACCTATGTTAGCATCAACAACTGCACCAAGTAGTAGTCCTATGGTAGCATCAACAACTCCATCTTCTTCATCAATAACACCTGCACAGAATACAACAGGAACTCAAGTTGCTCAAGGTTCTTCGCAACTCGAAACATCAAAGATGGTTGCATCAACAGCCCAACCTGCGGCACCAGTAGTTATTAATAATTCTGTTGGTAACAATAATATGCCACCACAAGCACCAAAGCAACCATTGCCTATGGCGTCGACAAGACCATCTGACAATGCATATAATCGTGCTATCGCAAAAGACTTCGCTCATCCAACGGCATTTACTTCTGTCGGTATGGCATAAAAAAAGGGGGACCGAAGTCCCCCTGAAAACATCTACCGTTTTCTAATCGAAATTACTCAGCAGCAAGTTTCTCGAAGAATGCCATGTCGTCATCATCAGAGACGCTGACATTTTCCGCAGTGACTTTCTTGGCAGGAGTAGAGCGAATGACAGGAGCGGCTGCTTCTTCATCATCAACTCGCTTGGCGGATGCACCAGCAACGCCACCAGCACCAAGAACCTTATCCAACTTCGCCTTGAGTTCATCATAGGATTTGAAGTTATCAGCCTTCAAGAAATCCTTGAGCGAATGCGCTGACTTCCAAACCTGTTCAATCTTCGCATCGTCGCTATCGAACAATGCAGCAGGAGATTCAAACTCCGACTTGTCATAGTTGCGATAACCTTCGACATTACGAATCTTGACCTTAAAGTTTGCACCCTTCCAAAAATCGAAAGGATTCATTGGAGTCTCATCAGCAAACTGCGGCTCAAGTTGCTCCTTGATCTTGTCGAAAATCTTCTTTCCGAACTTGTAAAGGAAAACCTTACCTTCATTTTGCGGACGCTTGGCGTCAGAGATAACAAGAACGTTTGCGATATAAGTCAACTTGCGCTTCTGCTTACGAGCAATTTCCTTGTTGGCTTCAATGCCAGAATTCCAAAGAACTGTATTGTACTCAGAAACAGGGTCAGTTTTGCCAAGAGTTGTGAGAGAGTTCTCAATGTACCAACCACCTGGACCTTGGAATCCGTGCGACCAGATTTGAACCCAAGGAAGACCATCTTCACCATCAACGGCTGGCGTATCAAGGAAGCGGATAACTGCGTATCCGTTGCCAGCAGCGTCAACTTCTGGTTGCCAAAAACGATCATCGACATTCTTGGCATTACCACCACCTGCTGAAGATTGCTCAACTGCCTTCTTCAACTTATCAAGGGATGAACCCTTCTTTAGACTTGATAGAGTCATAGTATTTCTCCGTATAACGTTGTATTAATGTATTTCAACTTGTCCACTTTCTTCATCACTATATCATTATATATTAAATCAGTCGCCAAGTAAAGCCTCTTTTGTAAGCAATTTATACTTATCGACGTTCACATTCAAGAATGATCCATACTTGCGAATCTTTCTTGACACTTTAGGATATATGATATCATCTGATACCTTTTTATCCCAAATCTTGATAAAGTCGAAGATGTTATTGAGGATAACCATCGTTTCAATCGTAACATCTTTTTGGAGAAATGTGACTAACAGTTTTGGAAACTGCCCATCTTCGACTTTAAATAAATCATTGAATGTTTCTTTCGTCGCAATCTTTTGTAGATCCTCGACATAAATCTTGCTCATCGAATCCGTGGTTCGTTTCCAGTCTTTATAAGTTTCTTCAGCCTCGTCTTCAAGCAAAGACTTGGTCCAATTATCATCACTGTGTACAAAATTAGCGACCAGAAATGGAACCATCTCATCGTCCCGATACTTGCGCGCAAGACGATGGAATAGAAATTTGTCACGACGCTTTTGAAATGCATCTACTGATACTCGAGTTTTGCCATCATAGTGGAAGAAGTTATAACTCTCTGAAGTGAAATGTAACTTGATGGCTTGATAGGTACAATATAAATCGTAACCGTTCATACAGAATTTTTAATCTTGGTCATAAACGCAGGAAGAATGAGCCACCATAAAGAAGCATTATTAAAATAAATCATTAAGCCTGTGAACGACCAAATAAAAATATTCCAAATTAATACTGTAATACTCATCCTATGTACGCTCTTGTAATAATATCGTTTTCTACTACCACATTAATTCTATCGACGCGAATATCTCTTGTTGTAGCAACCTTATTTCCATTTCTTTCGACACAACGAAAAACAAAATCATTATCAACACAAAGTTTGCGAGCATTTAATTCAGATTCGCCAACTAAACAAAATGGGAATTCAGTTATGCCATTCATATTGGCAATCTACTACCTCTCGGCAGATATCGCAGTTCCATTGCCTCACCTTCAATGATACTCTTAAGCGAATCATTGATCAAACTAGCAGCCATTTCAATTTCTAGATTGTTTCGTTCGCAATAAGTTGTGACAGCATCCATATGATCAATTTTTTCTGCCATTGCCATTTGCATGATCATCATAGAAAAATTATTCTTTTCTTCTCGAGTTGCCATTTTATTAGATCTCATATGCGCTCAAGGAATTGTTCAACTGCTGAGTCACACGAACAAAGGTAGTTCGTTTACTCAACTCTTTCAATTCACTTGCCCCCACATAAGTACATGCCGAACGTAGACCACCAAGAATATCTTGCATAGTTTTACTCACCTCACCGCGATATGGAATCTCAACTGTCTTACCTTCGCTTGCGCGATAGTTGGCAACACCACCATTATGTAATTCCATGGCAGTATCTGAACTCATCCCATAGAATTGATTCCCGCCCATAGCACTGGCTCCACCTTCTTTGTGACCAGCAAGCATTCCACCAAGCATCACAAAATCGGCTCCCGCAGCAAATGCTTTCACTACGTCTCCAGGAACGGAACACCCTCCATCCGCTATGATATGACCCTGAAGACCATGTGCTGCATCAGCACATTCTATAACCGCACTCAACTGCGGGAAGCCGATGCCTGTCATCTTCCGTGTTGTACAGACAGATCCAGGACCAATACCAACTTTCACAATATCAACACCAGCGAGAATCAATTCCTCAGTCATCTCTGGTGTGACAACATTACCTGCCATCAATAAAACATTTGGATGATCTTCGCGGAACTCTTTGATAAAGTCCACGAAACTTTGCGTGTATCCATTCGCAACATCAATACAAACTTTGATATTCCAGTTCTTTACAATATTTGATTCAAAGACTTTATTAAATTTGTATAAGTCTGCGTCTGAAATTCCCATCGAGTAGACGCTGCTGTTAAATTTTTGTATAAAGTGATCAATAAGATCTTCTTGAGCGTAATGTTTGGTCAGCGCAACCATCATCTTGTGTTTGTTCAACTCAAGATCCATTGTGAAAGTTCCAACACCATCCATGTTAGCAGCAATAATCGGGACACCCTTCCAAGAATTTCCGCTGCGGAAAGTGAACGTTCTTTCAAGATTTACGTGGCTTCGAGAAGAAAGAGTTGACCGTTTGGGTGTAATCAAAACGTCTTTGTAATCCAACTTAACGTCTTCAATAATTCTCATAAAACCTCAATGATAAAAAATATGCTGACCAATTTTCTTTATGACCTTTTTACGTTCCGCCCAGCCAGGATTCACATATACTGCATGGAAGTGTTTGGCATTTCCAATTATACCGTATTCTTTATTAGAAATCAATATGTTTTCAGCAATTTTAACTGAATCTTCCCATGCCTCACTACTGCGACGAACATTTTTCTTGCCTTCGCAGACCCAAGAGAATTGACAAATGCCTCTGGACTTTTGATGAACAACGCCACAAACTGTTCTTGGATATTGCCTGCTCTTGACGCGATTCATGGTCACTTCGGCAACAGCAATTTTGCCCGCATGTGGTTCACCACCTGCTTCGAAGTAGATATTGCGAGCAAGGCATTCAACTTCTCGCATTACTGCTTGTTTCTTTTCATAAGAGAGATTCAGAAACTCGACCTTACGATTTAGATCTCCGAGTTCTGACATTAGAATTATATTTGCCGTTTGTTGGGCTTCTAATTTATTCTCCATAATATTTACCATTGCGAATGGTATGTATATTACAAAGAATATTAAAGAAAACAGTCCACCCCACATACAGAACAAATTGTGATTGCGATCAAAATATTTTTCTACATTACAAAGTATATCAACTGCATTCATGTTAGTTGTCTCCATTATTGCAGTGGAAAGAAAAGGTTGGTGGTTCGCACCACCAACCCTGACCTTTCTGTTACCGAGCGGTCAACTCTTTGTACTCAATGTGCTTATTAGGCAGCGAGAGCCATAGGTGTAAATGAATCATCGTTTGCATTTACTGTTTTTGCGCTGATTAAGTCAGTCGCCTCACTGGTTGCTGTCAGGTTATTACTTGCCCTGTCGAAGCCAAATTCATCCCCGTAGTGGTGGAGATGTCGGGGGTCGAACCCGAGTCCAGAACACATTTAATTGTCAGTTTACAACCATTAATTTGGTCTATTATTTAGCCATTTAACACTTTTGCGACCTAATTTACTTATAGTTCATCCTCTTCAATATCTTTATCATCAAACATGTCTGCTTCAGATCCGCAATGTGGGCAACTCCAATCTTCAGATAGATCTTCAAATCTACCATAAAGATTTTCTTCATAGACATAGCCGCACACATCGCAAACTTTCGCTTTCATATATTAGGCGTTCTTTGGTGTTGACGCGCAGCGAGAGAAAAGATATTCTTTTGCTGTACGCATTTCAGTATTCGTCAAAAAGCCATCACTGTTCTTGTCAGCACGATCAAAGAGTGCCTTTGTAACTGTGCAAAAACGATTGACATCTTCGAATGAGACTTTGCCGTCTTGATCAAAGTCATATTGTGCAACACGATCAACAGCCAATGCTGGTGTTGATGCGAGAGCGAGTGCTAGAATAAACTTCTTCATTTTGTGATTTCTCCAATTTTCTT